CGATTATTGCGACTAGTTCCACGAACAGCAGCCACATTAGCCATTGTAGTTAAAATAGTATCTGTGCGAGTAGTGCTATTTGTTAGCGAGCCACCGTCAAAGTAAAAGTAGTTATAGCCGTTAATACTTGCTGACGTACTAGATACTAAAGTTGTTTTTTCGTAACGTACACCGCTAACGTAGTAAACAAATTTTGTTTGTCCTGGCGCAGGAAAGATTGCTAAGGTTTTTGCAACTGCTGTTGTTTGATAAGCTGTGCCAGTAGCAAACTTTGAATCTTCGCGAACAGTAATAGTACCGTTTTTGTCGATTGAGTAAACTCGCGTACCATTGTCACTGTACTCAACCACACCACGAGTGTCAGGATGCTGATTGTCAAAACCAGTAGGATCATCGGTTGTGTTTGTAATTGTAGTACCGCTGATAACATCTAAAACACCGTCAATAACAGCGTTGTTATTGATATTAGTTGTACCAGTTGCGGCACCGATTTGAACATCAGTAGCTGCACCAGCAATATTTACTGTTGTAGCCGTTGCGTTAACAACATTGAAAGTTGTTTGGTTAGTGGTAATGTCACCACCTTTAACCTGCAAGTCCCCGTCAATAACAACATTGTTTTTAACAGTGGTTGTACCAGTTGCAGCACCAATATTAACTGCAGTAGCAGCACCAGCCAAATTAACTGTTGTCGCTGTTGTATTTGCTAAGTTAAATGTAGTTCCAGTAACTGTTAAGTCACCGCCATCAATATTTAAATCAGCGTCAACATCTAAGTTACCTGCAACACGGGTATTGCCAAGCGTAGAAGTGCCGTCAGTTGTAAGAGTAGAACCGTTTGTAAGATTTAAGCTACCACCACTGATATTAACAGTAGCACCGTTTTGAGCAGTATAGCTTGCATTTACGCCGCTAGCAACCAGAGGGCCACTAATTGTTCCGCCTGCTGCTGCATTAATAAACTGATCTACGTAAGCTTTTGTAGCTGCATGCAATGGGTCTGTAGGAGCTGCAAACAGGGTAAGCATACCCAACATTGCATCGCCGTCTTTAGACAAGAATCCTTCAGCACCAGTAGCAAAGCTACTCCAATTTGCGTTTGAACCGCCAGCTGGATTACTACCGCCAATAGTGTCAACGTTAGCGATAAACGAAGAGGCACCAGCCTTAACAACGTCATCTTTGTAATACTGGGTAGTACTAGTCCAGACGCCCATCCAACGAATACCTGAATTAAACTTCTGCCATTTGTTAGCAGCTAAGTCGGTATTAAAATCTGTGGAAGCGTGTGGTAAAATAGAGATGTAAGTATTACCACCATAAGTGATAACTTCATCAGTTGCGTACTGTGTAGCAGTTGCCCATGTACCGCGCAGCTTAAATCCTGCAACAACCTTGTCCCAAGTAGCTGTAACTGTTGGGTTAACGTTTTGGTTGTCGGCTTTAGAACGATATAAAGAACCACCGTAACCAACGATTTCGTTGATTTTGTATTCGGTACCGCTAGACCATACGCCTTGATAAGAGAAACCTGAGCTATATACTTGCCACTTGGTAGCATCAGTAGGTAAGTTACCTGTTGTTACACCTAACGCAATATAAACATTGCCGCCGTAGCTAACAATATCGCCCTGGAAATATCCAGTAGCATTTACGTAAGTGCCTTTGTAGCTGTTACCAGCAGTTAACAATTCCCAGTTAGCTGCAACTGTAGGCAGTGTATTAGATTGTGTTAACTTTGAACGATAGATGTTGTTACCATAAACAACGATATCGTTTACATAATATTCTGTTACAGCACTATAGTTGCCAGTAAACTTAATACCGCCAACGTACAATTCCCAGAAACCTGTGTTGCTTGGAGCATTGCCAGTAGTCTCTACTTTAGCACGATAAATGTTAGCGCCATAAGCAACTAAGTCATTAGGTACATAAGCTGTAGCTTCGTTGTAAACACTGCGAGGGCTAACACCTTCTACAAATCTGTCCCAGTATGCAGTAACTGTTGGTAAGTTGTTTGTGCCGTCTTGTTTTGCAACATAGATAGAACCACCGTANTTAACAACGTCATTCTTCTGNTAAGAAGTTGTAGGAGAGTAAGTACCTTCGTACTGAATACCATCCAAGAAACGTGACCAGTAAACTGCGTTAGGAGGAGTGATGTTGATAGAGTCTTTAATAGCAACATACACAACGCCACCGTGTGCGACACCGTCACCAACTTTATAGTTGCCGGTTGTGCTAAAAGAACCCAAGAAGTTAAAACCTTCTACCATCAACGCCCAATAAGCGGTATCAGTAGGTAAAATTCCTGATGTTTTTAATGCGTATGTATACACATATACGTTACCACCGTACTTAACGATATCATTTGATTCGTATGTAGTGGCATTGCTCCACTGACCAGCGAAGTGGAAGCGTAATTTTCCTAGATCAATAAGTTGACTCATATTATATTAGCCTCATAAGTAAGTGTCCTTTGTTACCCCACTCAAATTGAATAGTATCNTTTGACCAAACCCATTGTTTGTAATCATACTTATCAATCACGCCTTCTTGAGGCAACGAGACTGGAGTGTCCCCGTCTAAAATTTCTATGTTTAGATTGCCTGTGTCAGGGTCTAGACGGAACCCGTATAACACTTTATCGGCTAAATCTGAGCCTTCGTAAAACCCACCCATTATGAGACTCCTTGTAATATTGAGAAGACTGCATCAATGCTAGAATCTACTTTGGCGGAGATAACTAATTTATCTCCTGTGGCAAGAACTAACTTATTACCTTTTGATAATTCGTATGGATCGCCTGCATCTATTCTTTTGTCTTTGTGAATGTAGGTATCTTCCGATCCCCTACGAATTTTTAATGTAAAAGGAATAGTNGTACTCTTTAANTTTGANATACTACCNCCNATTACAATACANTTTTCTGGTGCTGTAAAGCTAATTACTTCTGAAGTACCTACAGCACGCGAAATCGCATTTACGAATATTGTTGCCATATTTTACCCCAATGCAATAGCCATAATAATAGCTTTTTCAGTTGCTATTGTTTCTATTAAGGCACTTCCACCGCCACCGCCAGTGCTAAAACTAGAAATGGTGTTATTGGACTTTTTAAAGTACATAACACCATCTGTATCGTTTATAGCAACTTCGCCTGGTTCCAGATCCTCTACTTCCGGTACTGCGCCGGGAACTGAACTGCGCTTTAATTTAATTACTGTCGACATATAGTTCCCTTGTAGTATTAATAACTTCCGCCATCAACTTGTACTAACTCTACCAAACCATCAGTTACTGTAAACTGTGTGTTTAAGAATTTAGANAAACCTTTGATTAGNGTTGTAGCNGTTGGAATAACTGTTTGTGAAACTGCAGTTACCAAGCCCTTGGCATTAACTGTTAANGTNGGCACTGTTACGGAATCGCCGTAAGTTCCAACGTTTGTGTTAACTGTGGCTAAAGTAAGAGCTGCTGAAACTGCTGCACTTCCATCCACTGCTGTTAAGGTAGCTGTTGCGTCGCCTGTTAAACTCAAGTTACGAGCTGTTTTCCACTTTGTGGCAGTTGCAGCATTACCAACTAACTCAGCATAAACATTTGTGACTGTTAAGTCTTTGTTCATTACCCAGCGATCATCGCCGCTGTTGTACAGGATGGTAGCAGGAACTGTTGGCCCCATAATTGTCAGACCACCACCGTCAGCCATTGCTGCACTAGTAGCGTCTTTGGCTAATTCAATGTTTTTGTCACCGATTGCAACTGTTGTTGAATTAACTGTTGTAACTGTACCTAACACTGTTAAGTTACCAGTAATAGAGGCATTGCCGTCAATGTTAATGCTGGTAGCCGTAATGTCGTTAGAGTATAAAACTCCGTTGACTGTTACATCGTTGAACGTAACATTTGATGTAGGTGCAAGTGCTTGTGGTAAACTAATTGTAACTGTGTTGTTGGTAACTGCTGTGGAAACTCCAGTACCACCAGTAATTGTCAATGTGTCTGTTAACAAGCTAACTGTGTCAGTACCAGTGTTTCCAGCAATTGCTAAGTTTGTTGCAACTGCTACTGTACCTGCAGCTGTTAATCGACCTTTTGCATCAACAGTAAAAGTAGGAATCTGTGTAGCATCACCATAACTGCCTGCGGTCACACCTGTGTTTGCTAAGGTAAGTGCAGCGGATACGTTAGCAGATCCATCAATGGAAGCTAAAGTAGCTGTTGCATCGCCGGTTAACGATAAATTTCGGGGATTTAACCATTTAGTAGCAGTGTCGGAATTACCAATTAAATCTGCTGTAACGCGACGTGCGGTAAAGTCACCGTTTGAATCGCGTTTTACTAAAGTGCCCACTGTGTTGGCATTGGTAGCTGCGTCAACCATATCGGTATAGCGCTTACCACCAATGATAATGTGATTTACAGCGTTTCCAGCGGTTTCGGTTCCAAGACCAATATAAAGCCTGTCACCACCGTTTGAGCCATTATCTGTTAAGCCAGAATAAGCTAATTCGCCTGCTCCAAGTACCCCTGGATTACCTGACGTTTCACTTCGTTTAATTCTTAAAATAGAAGCCATTGCTTATCCTTTTTAAAACTGACCAGCTTCAAAAATTTGTTTATCCAACAAATTAGTAGCTGTCCATTTATTTGTTGCTGTGCTATAAACTAACACGCCGCCGTCTTGTAGTCCGGAGATATCTACATCTGATGATGCCATAAGTGAGTTAACTGCAGGAGGNGGCATCATGCCACTAGTAATAATTCTAGCAGGTTTATCGTCTATAACTACACGATTAACTACTTGTTCTTGGACAACGGAAGTATCACCGCTTTGGGTTACAATTACTTCAGTTGTCATCGTGTAACCTCTTGTACTAAGGTTAAGTTACCGTTAATAAATGGAATAACATTATTGCCATTGTATAACTCTAAGCTATATACTGCTGTTGCAAATGTAAAGTTTTGTGTAACATTTGCTAATAAAGTGATTTGTATTGTTTTGTTTACATTGTCTAAAACAATTTGGCTGTTTTGTGTGGTTGCTTCGTGAATAACTGTTGGACTATCTACTGTTTCACGAATTTGCATACGTGCAGCATACCCTGCTAAGGGGACTGGTTGATTAAATTCTACCACGCCGCCACTTGTATATGTATTGTATGCTAAACTATTTACTTGATTTATCTCTATGGTAGTAGTTGTAGGCGTAAGCGTTGATAAATGATACTCTTCGCTAGTACTATTGATTTCTTTCATACCGCCTGCCCCAACTACACGAAATCTCCAGCCTACTGGTAGATTATGTGGTGTGGTAGTAGTGATTACGCAAGGAGCTGATTTTGCAATTCCAGAAATTGGTACATAAACTTTTGTTTCTGATTCCCAACGAAATGTCTCTTGAAAAGTGCTGCCTTGGTAGATTTTATAGTTAATTTTTGCTGGTTGCATTAGCCCACCTTAACCTTTTTAGCTGCTGCTATAGTTGCAGACACTCGGAACTTGTTAACTTCTTCGGTTAGTGCAACAACTTCTGTTTGTAGTTGCTGATTTTCTACGCACAACTGTGCTAGTTGGCTATTGAGTAAAATCATTTCCTGCTGCAAGCGGTTTAACTCAGTAGCCAGCACGCCGTTCTGTTGGCTCATGCGCTCTAGTTCTGTGTGCATTAAAGTGATAACGCTTGTTTCAGCATTAGTACTTTTCCAGTCTCTTAACAGTTTCTGAATTCCAACTGAGAAAGCAACAACTGCTAACGCAACTAGTGAAACTGTCTGAATGAGGCTGTGGTTATCTATCTCCACCATAATCAGATCTCCTTATTAGCAGTGGTTGTATATTTACTTATAGTCTAAACGGCAAGTCCGCCTTTTAGATCCAGTTAAAAGCTTGTCAAGAAAAAAAGTTGACAAACTCTGACAATTTGATATATTATACCACAAGGGCGCATAGTTGTCAATGCAAAAAAATACCCTGCCCATATAATGGACAGGGTATTTTTAGCAGTGAAGTTTTTGGCTTTTAATAGCCGCCTCCGCCTCCACTAGCAGCAAGTACGTACCAGTAAAATACTAATGTACGGTAGTTGCTGGGATAGCTTGCGTCGTTTCCTGGAAAAGTTGCATTGATTGTGTAAAAACCTGCGGCGTAAGGTGCATTTCCAATGTCATAACTACCAAATCCAGAACCGTTAGTAGTAATAGTAGCATTTGCTCCAATATAGGCAGGACCTGCCACAATAGTAAACTTTACTTGTGAGTTAGGCTTAGCGTCATAGATTTGCCAAAGATCATGTACATAGTCTACATTATAGTAATAGTAGGTTGTTTGCGACATAGTGGGATAATATTGTTGTACATATCCACACGTAGGGCTGTTGCTTTCAACAGTTTGTGTATATATTCCGCCAGATCCATTGTTGTAATTTTGTTGTAGGTTAAAACCACTACAAAACGTACCACCATTTGTAGTGCCTGAATCATAAACTACTTGAAATCTTGCACTACGAACGTTTTGATTGTAGTTAAACTTTACCCATAAACGTTTGTCGCCAATGGTTTGACTACCTTGGGCAGTAGCACCAGTAATATAGTTAGTAAAATAACCGCTGCCATCTAAGCTAGCTGTACCTGGAAAGCTTGTTGGCTGAGGATCACTATTGTTAGTAATAGCAAAAGTAAATCCAGTATTAGGCTCACCTTGGCCAATGGTAATTGTCATGTACCCGTTTAATGGAACTATGTAATTATTGTTTAGATCACTAACAATTGTTACTGATTCGTTCCAAACATTAAATCCGCAAAATGTACTGTTGCTTTCAACAAGCACAGCATAAGTGCCACCACTACCATTATGGTAGCTTTGATACTTGTTAAAACCTTGACAATAAGGGTTGCCGCTAGGTGTGCCCGCTGCAGGATACACGCTAGTGTCGTTAATAGTTACCAAGTTCGAAGCTAGAACAGTACCATTTATACTGCCTGAACGAACACTAAATGTTGCGGTTTGTGCCCCTTCAGTTACTTGGTCAGCAGTAAAGTATACTAGTACTTGGCCGCCTGGATAAATAGTTCCTGAGTTAATTTGCCCTTGGTTTTCCCAATATGCACCTTCTCCGTAATCTACATAATATTCTACGCGCAAAATATCTGCAAAATCCATTCCGGTAAGGGTCCAGTAGAAAGTTCCAGTTTGATTGCTTGTAAATGTAAAAGTAACTCCACTACCTTCATTAACACTTGCTGCACTACGTGTAACACTATAGCTGGCAGGTGTAAGGGAGGTATCATTAATATACACACGTCCATAAGTATCACGACGAGTACCATTAGGGTAGTCTAGTACCAGTTCAAAGAATTCTTGTCCTGTTGGATTAAATTCAGGGTCAGATTCTGTAGTTTGATCCGCTACCATTTCAATGGTAAAAGAACCTGTGTTATTATTAATAGTTAAACCGTTTTGAGCACTATTAACAATATCGGCTGATGTAGCTGAATTAGGTCCTACCAGTTTAGGGTACACTACTGTTCCGTTAGGCACATTACTAGTGGTTACTAAAAAGTAGCCTATCTGACCTTCGTTTAGGGTAACAGGACCTTTAGTGCCGTTGCTAGCTGTTAGTGAAAATGTAGGTTCTGCTCCAACAGTTACGTTTGCTGAGCGGAAATTTTTCGAAGTATTAGTAAAAATCCAAAGCGTTTTATTGCCTAT